ACATAAGAAGAAAAAATAACGAACTAATGATCCAATTATATTTATAAACCATACTAGTTCCTGGTTCAACTTGTTTATTTAATTGTAATTTTTTTATTAATGAAAAATACCATTCCCCTGTATTTAATAATCCACCATTCCAATCATCCCAATATTTTTTATTTTCTGTTTCAGTCCATAATTGATATATTAATGGTTCTTTATACATTAATTGTCTTCCATAAAAATGCATATTTAATAACGCATCATAATCGTTTAAGGCAAATTTTTTACTATTATACATTTTTCTCATAACATTAGAATTATATACTACAGCATGAGCCCCGCTTGATAAAAAAACTCTTTTAAAATCTGAATTATATGGCAATGTAATAAAAGGCAAACAACCCAATTTTAAAACTAAATCATCATTTCTTTTTTCTTGAATAATATTCCTTATATCTTTTATAACTTTTTTATCAGTTATTTTATCGGATAAAATAAAATCATCTTCTAAAACTAATATAGTTTCATAATTGTTTTTAATAGCATCTTTTAAAATTTCATTATTAGCATGCGTAATATCATGAGGTGGTGTTTTAATTTCCTTACATTCTAAGGGACTACATTGTGTTTTTTTACATTTTTTATAACCTTTATTAAATACAATTTTGATATTGTTGGTTAATTTATATTTATTTAATTGTGAATAAACACTTTTATGACGACTGCTATTATCCATTGTTAAAACATATACAGTATCAATAATACCTCTGTATGGTGCATTTTCATATTTTATAACTTCATATCTATAACACTCCATATATATATATTAGAGGTATATAAATTAATAAAAATATATTAAATGAAAATTAATATATTTATAAATGTATTTAATTTCAGAAGTTATATCTAATGTTTCAACAACTGAATTATCGGTAATATCTTTATTTATTGTTCCTGTATTTTTTTTAATATATATGATGAGAGCTCATATGTATTATTTGAAATATCAAAGATATAAAAAATATTATTTATAAAAATGATATGAAATTATATCTGGTTATAATAAGTATGGGAGGAGGTATTTTACCCATTGCTTTTAAAAATGGAAAAATTTACTTTTTATTTGGGCGCGAAGCTCTTGATGTATGGAAAGAATCCGGTTTATGGAGTGATTTTGGTGGAGGGAAAGAAAAAAATGAAACATATAAAGAAACCGCAGTAAGAGAAGGTTGGGAAGAAACAGATGGTGTATTAGGAAACAAAAAGATGGTCGAATATTTGATAGATAATAATACAATAGATACTATTCTGTATAAAGGTTATAAAACTTATATTGTTTTGATCAATTATGATTCTAGATTACCAAAAATATTTAGAAAAAAATTTGAAAAAATTAAAAATGAAACTCCTGAATTGATAGCTAAAAAAGGAAGATATGAAAAAGATATGATAAAATGGTTTGAATATAAAGAGATAGAAAAAAAAATGAATTTGTTCCGACCATGGTATAAAGGTCTTTTAAAAAAACTATTAAGTAAATATTAATCTTTATTCATAGAGTTATAAATTTTTTCTACCAAATCATCATTAAAACCTGGTAATTTTTTTATATTACTAATTTTTAAATTTTTACCATAAAGATTTCCATTAAAATCATGAATATGTGCTTCAATCCAATTATCTCTACTATAAAAGGTTATGTTTCCAAATTCACTATTTCCTGAATAAACACCAAAAGGTATTTTTTTGGTGTTTTTTATGTTAGCCGTAGGCCAATCCGCCAGTTTTGAAATACCGTCTCCTTTTTCAACAATACCTTCTATATTACTATAATTTTCAATATTATCATTTTTCTTACTATCATTTCTCATAATTTGCGTAAAATAAACGCTAATCCTAACAAGTAAAAAAACAAATAATAAGTATAATAAATTATAATTACTTTTATTTGAATAAACCATTTATATTATATAAATAATAATAATATCTTATCATTTCTGGTATTTGAACAAATAATTTATAAGATGGATTTTTGAAAATTTTATAACTCATTGCAATTGTGTCTTCTAAATTTTCAATACAATGCCAATGATTTCTAGGTATATAAATGGAATCGCCCGGATTTAAAATATAAGTTTGTATAGGTAAATCTTTATATAATGGAAATCTTTTATAATCAGGATTTTTAAAATCTATATCGCTCCATAAAGCACCTTCATAATATTCATTTTTTGCATACATTTTATCATGGTATTTTTGATCAACCACTCTAACTTTTTTTTTACCTTTGATAACATACAAAAAATTTGTGTCTTCTATATCAGTATGCCATGCTGTTATGGAATTTTTACCACCAATCCACAAAGATAAATCTTTATGAGCATCCTTAGATATGTTATTAGAAACATCAAAAACATTGGAAAAAATAGATATTATATCATCTTTCAATGAAATTTGTTTTAAAAAATCATATTCATCTTCAGTAGCAAAATACCAATTAGGATCTTTAATATAGGTATTGAAATAGTCTTTTAATTTAACTTTTCTATGAATGTGAGGCCAACCAGAAGTTTTTGTTATATATATGTCTTCTTCTGGATAATTTTTATTTAAATAATCAAAATCAATATAATCTAACTGATTAATATTCAATTTATTATATAATTTAACTTTTTTACTGGAATAATGATATTGATAATATAAGTATAAATAAATAAAAATAGGTAAATAAATTATAAAAGTTATAATAGACAAATAAACTAGCTTCATAACAAAAAAAAATATTTTTTATTATGAAATTAATTGTAATTATGAAATTAATTGTAATTATTAACCAAACATACTTCTCATTCTAGAATAGTCTCCTCCAGCCATATTCATCATATATTTCGCCGCTTCATCAGCTCCTTTATTTGCCATAACATTTAATGCTTTTTTATTGTCGTCATCCATTGCCTTACCAAATTTGGTTTCTTGATATCTTGTTGCAAAGTTTTTTTCATTATCCACTCTCTGATCTTCTTCTTCTGGATTATCAACATCATTAGCATAAAAAGGACTACCTTTGCCTGTTCGTGGATCACCATCATATTTACATTCATCATCATTAAAATTTGGATCGCGAAATATTGAAGAACCACCCTGTGTTAAAGCTTTTTCTTTAAATACTGGAATGGCAACAGCTACAGGCAAATCATCATCGACATCATCTTGTTTAAACATCGGCGGACTACGACGTAATTGCTGTTTTTTAATTTCTCTTTGAACAAATCTCATCATGAAACCATAACCACTACTGTCCCATCCTAAATCTAATACTAAATCGCCAACAAATTTTAATCCATCAGCTTCTTCCTTATTCCACCAACATCCGGGACCACCTTCTTTTTCACACCATATAAACCCGTCATCTTCAGGAGGACCTTTTATAAACATGGAAATAATTCCTTGTTTATTTTCATGATTGTTAATTTTATCAACAATCGTAATTAAATCTTTATCTGCTTTTGCTTGCATAGACATTATATTAGCTTTATTATAAATAACCTTTATATTGTGTTTTACATTCGATTTTATATTTTTTTAAAATTGAATGAAATTAATAGTACAAAGTCATATTATATACAATACAATATGACTAGCTTTTTAGATTTATCAAAAAAAACCAAAGAAGAAATTAAAAAACTTAAAAAGCCTTTATCGGCCTATCAATATTATATAAAAGATATGAGAGAAAAATGGAATAACCTTAATGATGCTGAAAAAGAAAAATATTTATTTCAAGCACAACAAGATAATCAAAGATATGAAAAAGAAAAAATGGAAATCAAAGAAATAGAATATAATGAAATAAGAAAATTAAAAATATATTTGAATAGAAGTTATGGTAGGGTTTCATGCGTAGGATTAGACAATGGTTTTACGAGTTATGAAGTTGTTGGTCCTGCTATAAAAGTAGAATTATTTACTGAAAAAGAAATTGAAAAACTAGATTTACCTGTAAATAATAAAAAACCAAAGTATAAAACAATCTATATCGACCATTCGATATATGGAGAAATAGCGTATAAATTTAATAAACGAGCTGCTAAAAAATACAATGTAATAGTATATGGTGGAAATATGCATAATAGCGATTCATGGTATGGCTTACGAGAAAATTACGAAGGTAAAACGGGCTCATTTACAAGATATATTAACTATAAGGGAGAAAGTTGGACTCGCGATCATTAATTATTAACTTACCAATAATAATTAAAAAATAAAAAATTTTTTTAAGTAACAATTTTTACATTCATTGGATTCCCAATAACAACTTTTTTTATTATTTTTTTATTTTCCCATACTTGTATTGTATTTTCATTTTTTGTTTTTGAGACATATTCAGGCTTTATAGTAGTTTTTTTTTTATTTCTGAAACAAAACATATAATAAATTAAACCTCGATGTGTTTAATTATTTTATTTAATGTTTTTATTAAAGCATTCTTTATATTTTTCTGTCTGTTTTTCAATATTATGTTCAAGAATTTTTTCTTCGATATTTGATAAAGGTAGTGTCAAATACAATCTTCGTAGTTTATCAGCACAAATACAAGAATTATTTCGACAATTTTTCACATAATGGGTCATTTTTAACCAACGTAGAGTTGAAGAGGCAGTAGCTTTCATATTGTATATTAATTGTATTTTTAATATAATATTTTTTATTCAATTTTATTCAATTTTATTCAATCTTATTTTTTTACTTTGAAAGCATTCATAGAGTTTATTCGTTTTTGTAAATGACTCCATCTTCTAACAGCTAGTTCTTTTTGTTGTTGTTTTTCATATTCTTCCATTCCTATTAAAACAATATTGAATAATTTTTTAGATAGTCTTTTATTTCTTAATGATTTACGTCTTTGTTTTTCTTCTCTTCTTTTTTTAAAACAGTTAAACATACAATTATATAATATTTTATATTAATTATAATATTTTATCTCACTGCTTCAATAAGTAACTTTTGATAAACAGACCTGTGTTCGGGATACCACCAATTACCAAAATTACTAATCATGTGTAATTTATATTCTAATGGAGGTTTTATTTCTCCATTGATAGTATCTTCATCGCACCATATATAATCGCCACCATATTCAGGTATAGATACTAAATATTCATAATCTTCTTTAAACCAATATATAGTTCTTTCAGCTTTGTTTTTTAATTTTTTTTTTACAATGACGCCGATGTAATTATAAATATTATACGCATGTGGTTTAATTTCAATTTCTCTTGTAATTTTTACAAATTCACCAATATTATATTCATCTTTTCTTTCACACTTCATTAATAATAATAATAAAAAAACTTTTATATTATTATTAAACTATTATTAAATGATTATAAGTATTAACCAACTAATGGACACATGATTTTATTTCCTTTCCAATCCCAAAATGGAGCATCAACTTCTTTATTTGCTATAACAACGATACCCCAAATCCACATGGAAGTAATAGCAATCGACCAAATACACGCACCACAATTCGTTCCTAATTTCACAAATGAGTCTTTATCGTCTTCATTTTTGGTTGCACACGAACAACCCATACCACAACAACACATTAATAAACAACCGCCGAAAAATATGATCATATAAGTTCCGAAAATATCCCATCTTCCCATATTACCAAATCCGGAACCAAATGCGCCTGTTAAAGGGATACCCTGTAAAATAATAGCAGGAAGGAATGGCTTACCATCTTCTTCACATTGATTTTTAACTTCATTCCATTTCCAACAATTTATTGGATAGCAACCATCAATACTTTCTTCATATTTTAAACAACCAGTAAAATCGCTTTTAGTTGCGTCTGGACAAACACAACTAGAACCATTTGTTCCTGGATTACATGGAATAGGTTTAAATTCACTTACTTCTTTTAAACCACGTATTGCATCACCATTAACAAATGATGACCATACAATAACAAATAAAGACCAGTATATAATTTGAGTAAGCATGCCTATAAGTAGTAGTTTCATATTCTAGAGTAAATTAGTACGCTTTTTTTTGATTCGATTTTATAATTTTACTTATTAACGAAAAGCTCACGATATTCATTAAACCTTGAATTATAAATCCGAAAAGCCTCCAAATGTGCTGGATTATTTTCATCATTAATATAATTTACGGCTAATTTATAAATATCGTGCCATCTATTTTGAACTATTTCAGGTGCTGTATGCATTACGCTATCTAAAATAGAATTAAGTGATTTTGTTAAACTTGGGTCATCTTTGAATTGGTCTCTCATCATTTCAATTGTTTTTCCTATAAAAATAGTTTCGCTAGGTTTTTTGATTTTTTCTAGACTCATATATTTTAAATAAAACGACTTCTTTATTATATTTCAATATATTATATGGCAAAAAAAACAAAGAAAGATGAAAAGTTTAAAATATCGACATTATTAAAAATAGTAGCTTTTATAATGCTAGGGATATCAGGTTACATAGATATAATGAAATCGGAACATAGTATTTTAGAAGATCCTTTTTTCATAGGAGCATTTACAATGGCTTTTGCTTCAATATTGACTTTTATTAATCCTAGTATTTATTATATTTATCCAGCTATGTATTTTTTCGTATTTACAAAATTAATTTCACAATATAGTTATTCAAAGAGTTATACCATGTTAGGTGAAAAAAAGAAATTTAATATTTAATAATCATTTTATCATAAAACGCCATTTTTTCCATCCATAACCACACCACCAACCGCCATTTTCATTAGCATTTGGATTCCAAGTAATACTTGTTAGAGGTAAATTAGATCTTGGCGCATATTCTAATCTAAACGCGCCGAACGCATATTCAGCATTAATAATTTCATTTGTATTTTGCCAAACTGGTGGTGGATATGTCCATCTTGTATATATTTCTCCACACCAACCATTTATATTTTTTTCGAGAATAGGTTTCATTTTTTGTTTATGAGTTAGCTTCCAATCCAAGGTAAATTCTTTTATATAGCTCCAAATTTCATCTGGTAATTCATACATGTTGATTAAAAAAGTTTTATACGTTATTTTTTTATTCGATTTAATATTGTTTTATTATAATATTTTCACCCAAATTTGGTGGGTCACATCTTCCACCATTAAATTTCCAACCACTTGTCGGCGGTACTTTGCTATTATTATCAGGAGCAGAATACCAACCCAATTCCCATACATGTCCGGGTGAATATCTTAGCATAAGATTTTTATTACGACTACGCCACCACAAAGCCCCATTGCCTGTAGTTTCTTTGTAGTCAAAGATATCATTGTATTGTGTTTCTTCGCAACCTGTTACTATATATGAATTCATCGTTTAATTAATTGTGTTTAATGCTTAATATTTCAATTCGATTTTATAAATCAACTTGAAATATATACAAATGGTATAAAGAAAAAGTTCTATATCTAATAGAATGAGCAGTTTAAGTTTAAGTGAATTAAATACTCAAATTGAAGAATGCGAAAAAAAATTAAAAGAGTTGAAACAATTAAGAATTACTGGATATGCTTTCATGAGATATTTCAGAATCACAAGTAAAGACCATGTAAATAAACTAAAAAATTTAAAAGTGGAAGCAACTTATGAATATAATGATCATTGTCATGATGAATATGGACATGACGCAACAGCTTATTTAAAGGTTACATTTGGAGATAACGAATATTTGAAAATCGATTACAGAGAAGCACAGGGTGCTGGAACAGAAAGTAGATACATGCCAACCATTGAATGTGATATTGATGTAACAAAAAAAGCAAAAAAACTTTTATTTAAAAATCTTGAAAATATTGATATGGATGATTATGAACATGATGAAGCATATAGAGAATTCAGAGACATTATTGAAAAAATAGTTGGAAATTAATGAATTAATACGAGTTCCAATAATATGTGTATAATTCAAATACCTCTTTTATATCAGAACTACCATAAACAATAGATTTATGTTTATCTTTATACCAGTAATTAACTTGTTCGATAAGATCATCGCATATGTCCCAAATTTTATCTACTTTACCACCTGAATCATTTTCATCAGTATATTCATATCTCCGATTAAGAATACCAATAATTTGTTTGGAACCATAGTGATATTTTTCCATAATAATTTGATGCAAAATATCTTTTAATCCTAATATATTTTTTTTTTTATTACCGTTCAAAATTTCAATAAAATGTTCATCTTCTAATGATTGAACATGTTCTTTAATTTCATTTAACATAGATAATACTTGTTCTCTAACAGCCATTTGATTAAAAAAGTTTTTTACGTTAAATCATTCGATTTTATAATTTACAATGGTGGAGGGAGTGGAACGATCTCTGCATCTTCTTGAGTACGATTTCTATAACAACCTGTATGATATACTACAACAGGGTTACCGTTTTTTAAGCTTTTTTTGAAGGCTGGTATCTGTTTTTTTTGCTTTCCACACGTTCTTAACCAACAAACACTAACATCTAAATAATGATAATATTTAATTTCTTGTAGTAGTCGTATCATTCTGAACCAATTTGCTTTTTTTCTTTCATTATAATGAACCATATTATATCCTCTTCTATCGCAAGTAAAGGATATAATATATTCTATGATATCTTCTGGTAATTCGATCATATTTGATTAAAAAAGTTTTTTACATTAAATTATTCGATTTTATATACACTTAAAACTCTACGCCTTCACTCTCCAAATCTTTTCTCAAATTTTTAAAATTTCCACATACTTCTTTTATCAATTCATCTCCAAATTTATATTTTTTCATTTTTTCCATAATAATTGGAATACTTTTAACTAGCGGCAATTCAACACTAATTAATTCCGACAAAATTTCCTTAATAATTGTTTTATCCTCATTCAGCGCTTTAATCAACCATTTATGCTTTCCGCTACCACCCAAAATATCCAATCTTTTTCCAATATCTCCCTCATCTATACTTACCAACTTATTTTCATCTTTTATCAATACATTTCTTCCATTAAAATCACTCGCTCTAAAAATACCTCGAAATACACCGTTCTTAACAAACTCTTTCAATATTTTTCTATCTTTTAACATTTCTTTTGCCTTACCAATTTCAATACCAGGTTCAATTTTATCCATTACACAATATACTACTGGCTCTATTCCTTTCCCAATTATAACCTTTTCCCAATTATCTACCCAACTTTTTTTACTTTTATCAACTTTCTCAATTCTAAAATCAGCTTTTACTCTTTTCATACCAATTTTCTCTAATCCAAATAATTCTTTACATTCATCCAATACACAATAATCTCTATTATAATTCATACTTACTCTACCTTCTTTCCAAATTTTTCCTTCATATTCAAAACACATGACTTTATTTCCGCAAGTATTCTCTGAACATAATTTAATTTTTTTAATATCCATAAAATGCCCACTGTAATAATCTTCTAATTTTCTTTCCAAATCATCAAAATTAGGCTTTCCTCTCATCTTTTTAATTCTTTTATATTTTTCTGCTCGAAGCTTGGCACGATCCGTTTTTCCTTTTTTCTTTTTCACAACTTTTTTTTCCGCACCCATATTCTTTATACTAACTAAAACATCAGCAGCCTTTTTAATATCATTTTTCTCAGTCTTTTTCTCCTCAACCTTTTTCTCAACCTTTTTTTTTCCTTCCCATCTCTTCTTCTTACTTCTTACAGGATTGTCCAATTTCTCTTTTATATAAAAATCTCTCCACTCTTTTACTAAAAATTCCGTATCTTCTCTCACAACTAAACAACCTTCTAGAGCAAAATCCTTTCTATTTTTTCCTCTTTTTCGCCCTTCGCTGGTGTGCATATCTATAGCATAATCATCAATTTGCAAATATTCCATATTCTTTTTATACATTTCCACAAAATCTTGTTCATATCTACTCAACTCTTGACAAATTTGCGAAATATACACATTTACATAAATACTTTCTTTACCATCACATTTCATAACTAAATCAATACTATTTGCCAAAAACATAAATCTTTCTCCTCTATTCAATTTATAAAATTCCCGCAATTTATACTCCAAAACCTCATTATATTTTTTATTTTTTTTAACATTCTCTCTACTAAATAAATACTCCCAAATCATATAAATATTATCTTTTCTTCTAAACCTTACCTTATCGCCTTTCTTTTTCCCATTAAATATTTTAAACATCCATTTAAAACATTCATCATCTTTTCTTTCAAAACATTCAACAAATTTTTTGAAATATTCTTGATCACTTAATTCCACACCTTCTTTTTCATTTCTAATTCTAAAATCCCAAAATGCTCTAATATCACTAGCTCGTCTTAACAAACTACTATTTGCAAGAGTTCTACATATTAATACTAAAAACTTACCACCATTTTTCCTATCACTTTCAAACATTTCAATAAATTTTCTTAACAACAAATAATTTTGTACTTCACAAAATAGCAATTCTTCATCCATCATTACAATAATTCTATTCAACAAATTACTTATAATTCCTTTACACATCTTTTTTTCCAATTCTGTTTCAGAACATAATTCAAACTTGAAAATTTCCATAACACACCATGTCATTTTTTCGAATTCTCTTCTTCGCAAATATTTTTGCATACCACTTTTTAAAACATCTAATTTATACCCATGGTAACTTACACTACTAAAGCAGGTTCTATATTGCATATTTCCCCTTTTAGCCGTATTTAAATTTGACATTCTTTCTTTGGATTTTTGCTGTGTTTTTTCACTATTTAAACTAGTAATCTTACTCATAATAAATATATAATGCTATATAATGTATTTATTAATTCGATTTTATAATATAGAAAAATATAGTACATTAATATATATATATGTCATTTTACGATGAATTTAATTATGATTTATTAAATAATGAAACAAAGCAAAGTGGGGGTAACATATCTGGAACTGTTAATAAAAGTATTGGAAATGGTAAAATAGGTTATCCAGATGATACTGAATCGAAAAGAAAACCTTATTTTAAAAGAAAAAAAAAAGAAGAAAAAAAATTAATAGAAGAAGAAATATATGACATGAAGGAAACAATGTTTTTGAGTGAATTACCAAAAGAAGAGGCATTACAAGATAGCACGATTGAAGCTATGTTAAATAGAAAAATTATTTTTGAAAGGGATTATGATATGCGTTTTACTGATATTGAGGATGATAAAGAAAAAGAAAAAAAAAGTAAAATTGATAAAAGCAATAATTTTGAAACATATAGTGTTTTAAAACAAAATGCTCTTACATTAAAATTAAGTAATGCATTGAATGATTATGATGATTTAAATAAAGAAGTTGAAGAACTCGAAAACATTTATGATATATGTAATAATCCATTTGATATAATTTACGATGCTAGTGCAAATAGCAGTATAAAAAAAAAGAAAGTATAAAAAAAATTATAAGTGAGAAATATTATATTGAACACATTGCCGAAAATTTTTATACAGAGAAGAAGAAAGAGACAACTAATTGGCTCCTAGGATGGAAAACTAGAAATCAAAGAATAAAAGATTCCGGTTTATATAAGCCAGATGAAATAAAAGATGGTAAATACTATGAAAAATATAAAGAAGAAGAGAAAGATAAATTAAAAAAAAGTGGATTTGAACCAGTGAAGCAGAAAAGTGGGGGAGCTTCAAAAATGGAGGTACGTAAGACGGCAAAAAAAATTAATGCAAAAGAAAAAAAAAAAAAAAAAAAAAAAAAAAAAAAAAAAAAAAAAAAAAAAAAAAAAAAAAAAAAAAAAAGGGAAAGGAAAAAAAAAAAAA